CATCTTCTTCAAAGACATACCCTCCTATTTCCAAAGCAAACATAATTTCTTCAGGAGACAGAGCTTTTCCTGCTCGACGGATCACTTCTTGAGAAGCGTCAATGAGCGTCATACCTTTGTAATCTGTATGAATATCTTTCAGAGTATACAACATTTACTTATTCCTTTTCTTTCTATACTTGTTACGATTTAAAGGTCATACGGGACGAGCCATCCCGTGCGATCTTCACACACACAGCCCCACCCCCTTGCAACTTGGCGATAGAAGCATCCCCCATAAAATGACGGAGCTCTGCTTTCATCTCCTTGACTTTCTTGGTGGCAAGGGTTGCCATTTCTGAGGTATCCATGAGATGCTTGACCTTGTCCGTCCAATGCTGGTCAAGATAAGTCTCCACGTCTTGCAAGGGCGTATTGAGTTTAGCAATCAAGCGCTGAACCCCTTCCGCGGTAAAATCGATGGGAGGGGCTACTTTTTGAACTACGAAGTTTTCCCAGAATGCTCGCGCTTCTTCGAGAATCTTGTGTTCCACCTCCAAATTGCGGGTAAAGGTATACACCCGATAATCATTACCTCCGATCAGCACCGCCAAGTCCCACCTGTCCATGCCCAGCACCGCCATATAAGCCACCACCTGTAAGTAATAGTGGTAAGGGATAGGACACTGGTTAATATCCACACCATCCCACGTGACACCCGAAGCACCCCATTTGCTGGAGCAACGAGCATCCGCGGTTTTAATCTCTAAACCGCGAAGGGCTTTTCCATACCCGCTCTTGCCATAGACCAATCGGTCAGGGGTTGCCGACAGAAACGGATATTGCAAAGAGTGGTAGGTAAAACCTCGTAAAAGACTTGTCCCCGTTTCTTCCTGATATTTCTGGGCAACCACTTCTTCCAATCGGTGCCCCCATTCTTGGGGAGCACTCATGGCAGACTGGAAAGACAAGGGATCATCGGTGGTTTTCTCAATGTAAAGCTCGTAGGGGCTTTTCCAAGGGGAAAGTCCCAGAGCCACAGCGACCTCGCTGCCTCCTAAAGAGAGTTGACGTTCCATGAGTTGTTCTAACGTAAAATTCATGATTGACTCCGTTTCTTTGCTTCATATTGTGTACGCCATTGTTTAAAATTCTCGGTTTGTTCGGCGGCGATCACCTTGGCCATATCGTAAAGAGGGACATTTTTGTCTCCTACTTTTGATTTTTGAACGTGATCACTTTCGACAAATTTTGTGAGAGCGTTGTGTGTCCACACGGGACGCCGTTTTATAATTTGCGCGGAGGTTAATAAAATTTTCATTTTCTTCTCCTATAACCGAATACTGTTGGTATAATCGTCTTGCCATTCTTGCTCGTCTGACGAGCTTCCCCATTCCCCACAATCGAAGCTGAGCTTGCCATAATGCTCCTCGTCTTCTTCAGGAAAGTCCCAGTGAATCAGGGACTCTTGGGACGCTTGAACCGAAGGCATCCCGTTGTGTATGAACAGAAAATGAGACGTAGTTTGAGTATTTGCAGACCGCATAGCGATTCTCCTTTATTTAATCTTGGCTTAAAAAGTTTTAAAAATTAAGGCGTCAGGAGCTATAAGCGTCCGCTTGATAAAACGCCAACAGTTGCTCGAACCGTTCCACGGAATGATCCAGGGCTTCTACCAATTCTTCGTTACGTTGGCGGATATAGGCCAAGCCTTCGAGAACATTGGGAGACGCTGTCAGCGTTTTAGTCTTGATTTTAGGGTCGAATTGACCTATTGAGTTTTTTAGCATTGTTAGCTCCTAATTCGAGTTAATGGTGTTAGTGGCGTTAGGGAAAGTTCGAAGATTCCCTAATGTCACGCTTATCTTACTAAACTTTTGTCTGCCCGTCAAGTCTTTTTTCATAAAAAACGGCTCTATTCTGTCATTTTTCTTCATTTCTTTATATCCCCTTTGCAATATTTTCAGCAATCAGAGTCCGTTGATTTCGGGAGTCTTCAAGCGCTTTCTGTATGTTCACATCCGCCTGATGTCTTACATAGTCAAATAAAACATTGAGATGCTGTTTCAGTTTGAAGCGAGCTTCATACGAGAGAGGGTCATTCTCGTTTTCATCTTCTTCTTCGGTCACACCCTCTTGCTTTCTATAATTGCCGACAGAACGGAAAAGAGCGAGGACAGAGTCCTGCACATTGGCGATCTGGTGATCGTGTTTCTGGCGTTGCTCTCCCAAGTCCAAGAGCTTGCGTTCTTGATGAGCGAGCGCGTTAAGAGCTTGTTGAATATAGCTAAAAACCTTTAAAATGGTTATATTATGGATAATTTTTAAGAGGATTATTCCATGACCTATTCATTAGATTTTAGACTTCGTGTTTTATCTGTAAAAAAGAAGAAAAATTTGAGTTTTGCTGAAACGGCGGATCTCTTTGGTGTTGGAGTGACCAGTCTTGTCAGATGGGTCAAGAAGCCTGAGCCTCAGACACATCGTCATAAACCAGCCACTAAGCTTAATATGGATGCCCTTAAAGAAGATATACAGCTTTATCCTGATGCTTATCAGTACGAGAGAGCAGAACGTCTTGGTGTGAGCTCTATGGGGATATGGCACGCTTTAAAACGCTTGAATGTGACCTATAAAAAAAACGCTCAAACATCCCAAGGCCGATCCAGAAAAGCGTGCTACTTTTTGTCAAGAGCTGAAAGCTTATGAAGAAGCAGGGCATCCTATCATTTCTCTTGATGAATCTGGATTTGCACACCATATGCCACGCACTCATGGTTATTCTCCAAAAGGAAAGAGATGTGAGGGGATTCATGATTGGGGAGCAAAGGGACGAACGAATGTCATCGGCGCCTTATTCCAAGGTCTGCTATTGACCGTGAGCTTGTTCTGCTTCTCGATTAATACCGAGGTGTTTACACAATGGATCATTGACGATTTACTTCCGAAACTGCCTCCTAAAAGCGTCCTTATTTTGGATAATGCCACCTTTCATAAGGGAAAAGCGATGCAAAAAGCAATTGCTGAGGCAGGGCATATCGTGCTGTATCTGCCTCCTTATTCTCCAGACTTTAATCCCATCGAGCATAAATGGGCACAAGCAAAAGCAATTAGACGCAAAAAAAGGTGTTCTATCGAGCAATTATTTCAGGATAATAAAATATGACCGTTTTATATGTTGTTAGCTATAAAAAGGTCTGCCTTCATGTTGGAGATATTTACGAACTGTATTCACGGCCATACCAACCTCATGAGCGATCCTTCTTAGACTCTTGCCTTGTCGGCGTAATATTTTTATTTCCATCGTTTGTTCCCACTGAATCATTATTCCTAAACTCCTTTGAAAAGGAGTTAATGCGTGGGTGTATCAAAATTCAACCGATGATCTGTATCATTTTACCTCCGGCGCTAACAGCCCGAGGGCGTGCTTTGCCCCAGCCGAATCTTGGCCACACCGCCGCAAGCCATTTTGCGAGGTTTGATAAAATTCTCGGCTTCCAACACATCTTTCACCACGCCATTGACGCCCAGAGGACCTTTGGGTTTTTTATCAAAAGAGTGTTTCTGACCTTTCGAGGGAGGCAAGACTTCGCTCTCCAGTACTTTTTTTAAAGTTTGATTGACGTCATTGCGCCGTCTTGTCAGAGTGCTTTTCTTCGCAAGACGGGGCGGAAGAGTTGGTTTCTTGGGTTTGGAGGTCATTTCCTCTCTCCTGTTCCTGTGGAGGCAAACACAGCGTTGGGATTGGTGCATCCGAAGGAATAACGGGCGCTGATCTTGAAGAGAAGTTTGGGCTCAACATCAACGATCTTTTCGGTCGTAACATGGCGTCCCCCTTCTTCTGCCCAAACGTCCAATTCTGGTTTTTGTCGTTCAAAGCATTTGAATCCATTGGGAGCATCGGTGATCAAAAACCACGCGTGAGGATTATTCAGCGCGAGATTGATGATCCGTGTGACACCCAAACCCTCCAGATATTCTCGGGGTATTTGTCTATCAACCTCGAATTGCAATGCGGCAGGGACGATGAGCATTTTAGACTGGAGATCAACCCTCAGTCCTGACGCATCTTTTTCTTTTGTGAGTGAGTCCAAAGCATTTTTGAAAGCATGGAGAGACAAAACAGCATGCTGTCGATTCTTCTCAAACTTGGGAGACGTCAAAATCTCATCAAAAACAGCAGCGGCTTCTTTTTCCAGCAAACCGAGCATGGGCGGAAATAAGAAATTGCAGTGGGTTTCCATCTGACGCGTCCATCCTTCTTGAGCTTCTTCTGGCGAAAGACTAAATCCTAACGCATGGGTTTTGTGAACGTAGTGGGTGATCTCCTCACCGTCTTCATCGGTTTCTTCTGCATGACGACTGGGATAAACCGTAAAAATATCCCGCCAAGATTCGTGTTTTTCAAACGATGTCCAATGTTCAATAAATTTTTCTTTAAAAGAGACGGCTAATGTTTGTAAATCTGTTTTTGAATTCTCATTGTCCATAAACTTCTTCTCCTTCGTTGGGGGTTAAAAGAGGGACGTCTTCCCTCTGGTCATTGTCGGAATGATCCACGGGAGTCTGTCCCATGCTCGCGTGTTTCATGCTTTCAATTTGTAACTGGACGGCATTCTTCTGGTCAGCGAGCAGCTGCTCCACTTCCAGCTTATGTTTTTGCATCTCAAACTGAAGCTGGGCTTTAAACGCTTCGGTCTGGGCTTTCAGTTGGGCTTCGGCAAATTTCAACTGGTTGCCTTCTTCTTTGGCTTTGATATCCGCCATCAGCACCGCGTTGGGATCAACAGGCTGTGGCTGAGATTGATTCTGTGTTGCCTGCTGTTGTCCTGTGATTTCTGCGGCACCCATAGCGATCTGGTTTTGAATCTGGGGGTTTTGCTCTTCTTCCAGAACAGGTAACGCATACCCCAGAGCTTGTTGCATCTGAAGCTGATACGCATACGCTCTGTGGGTGGCCATATGGGCTTGCAGAGTGGGTGCGGTATCAGGATTTTCCTGGGCAAATTGCCCGTGAACGGCCAGATGAGCTTCATGATCCTGCCATATTGCGACCGTCAGAGGTTTTCCTTGCACGGCGTTCATATTCTCCGTAACAGGGTCGAGAGGCAATGCTTCCTGTTGCGGGGGCATAATCTCCTCGATATTCTCAATTTGCAGGGTTTTGCACGCCCGTTTGTAAACGGCTTTCAGATCAAACAACTGGGGAGCCTGGGAAGAGAGTTTCAGCAATTCCTGTACATGGGCAATGCGTTGGGTCGAGGTAGACAGCAGGCCGTTGCCCGTGGGAGCCAACACAAGACTTTGGTTAAAGTCCGCCCGCATCACCTGATGCTGACCTCCCACCACCGCAAAAGGATAAGGGGTGTCCGGCAAGCATTGTCCAAACAGACGATACAAAATCCCGAGTTCCTGACTGAGCGCTTGCTTGAGGGATTTAAGGATGGAGGATTGGAGCCTGTGCGCCACATCCACTTGCGCCATCATGGTGCCCACAGGGGTATTGCCTCCTTGGTCGCTCACATTCAACTCAACCGCTGACGACAATTCCTGAGTTTGACGGCGGAGCATCTCGTAAAGGTCTTTGAGGACTACCGAAGGCTCCCCATAGGGTAGCGGAATAATGCTGTCCTTTAAGGAACGGAATCCCGCCGTGTTCACCTCCACAAACTCACCGGGGCCGATCAGCTTGTCGTTCTGGGGAATTTTGAGACCACTGGCGCGCAATCCTCCGGGGAAATTGCTCAAAATCCCCTTGTCGATCAGCTGTCTTAAAATACTGGTGAGGGCATGGACATTGCTTCCCAGCAGTTGGGCATAGCCAAGACCATAAAGACCAAACCCCGGAAACAGGGTATATTGCACAAAGTATTCAATGCGCCTCACGTCAGGATCGTCTTCTTCCCAGTTGCGGCGTATAGAGAGAATTTGTCGTGTGCTGGGAATCAACGTCACAA